AACTCGCCCCATGCGGCGCGCTCCTCGGGAGTGCGGGTCTGCTTCTTGGCTTCCTTCGCCTTGATCTCGCGCTTCCTGGCCGCACCGCGCAGGCCAGCGATAGATGCAGGGCTGGGTTCCGGCGCGCTCAATCCGATGCCCTCGATGGCTTGCTTGACCTCGGTGCGCTGCTCGTTGCTCAGAGTGCCGATCATGTCGGCCAGAGCCGGATTGAGGTTTCTCAGGAACGCGATCTGCGCTTCGCTGAACACCACGGAAGGGCTTGTCGTCTCGGGCATGAAGAATTGCTTGCCCTGGATGAAGGCGCTGTCCATGTTCAGCGACGATCCGGTCGGCCGGTGCCGCTCCAGATTGGCAGCTTCGGCATCCTCGCCGTGCGTCATGCGCAACTGCAGATTCTTCCATTCCAGAATCTTCTGCTTGTTGGCCCGCTCCCAGCGCATGTGCTTGTCCACCGCTCCGGGCGGGGCCTTGCGCATCTCTTCCTGCGAAGGCATGCCCTGCAGAATGTCGGAGAGCAGGCTGCGCGAGCGCGCGACCATCCGGCCTTCTTCCTCTGCGGAAGTCGGTGGAATGGGCGTCTGGTCCGCGACCGTCTTGGAGACGCGTCGCAGTTGCCTTGCAACCTCGCCCTTGTCCTCGATGTGCGGACTTTGAAGCCTTGCTTCCAGCGACTTCAGTTCGTTTCTGGCGTCCGCTAGTTGAGATGGGCGAAGCAGCGGCTTGGTGTCGAATTGCGGTTCCATTGAGTCTCCGGTTAGGTTATTACCGTAGTCAGCGTGCCGCCTGTGCCGCCGCCGACCGTAAAGATGTAATTCATGGAAAGAACTGCTTCGGCAGCATCGAAGTTGTCCACTGTCACGGTGCTGTTGACGCCGAAAAGATTCATTGAGACATAGACGCCATTTGCCACCGTTGCCCCAGTTCCACTGATCGGGGCCGTGATAGTCCCGGCTCCGCAATTGAACTGGTTGCGGAGAATATAGAGTCGTCCTGCGGCTCCGGTGAGAAGTCCAACGGCAAGGGTTCCTGTCTGGAGACTCACGATGTTGTCGCGCACAACGCTGTTGGTTGTCGCGCTCATGTCGAGCGCCGGGCCGAAAGCCCCGTCGATGTGGAAGACGCAACGCTCGATCAGGACATTGTCAGCGGCACCAAGTGCCGAGAACCCGTCAATCCCGGTGTTCGCCGTCTGCGCGGTCACGTCCACCGTGCAATCGTGGATGTAGAGCCGGTGAGCGGCAGAAGAAAAATCCAGGTTCGGACTGGCTGTGTTCAGAACGTCTCCGAGAAACCGGATATTCGCAATCTCAATGTCCGCCGCGGTCACATTCACCGTTTCGTCCGCTGCGGCGCAAGTCAGGCTTGTGCGCGGATGATACGGATTACCCTTGCCGCATGGCAGGCCCATCATGGTCACGCCCGCGATATTGGCCGCAACTGAAGTGGCCGTGCCTGCGGTAGTGGCCGCGCTGTGTGTTCCTGGGAGCAGGATAACCATGTCTCCGACATTGGCGGTGCACAAAGCCCAGGCCCTGTTCACCCTGCGCAAAGCCTTGTCGGGAGAAAGCCCGTCATTGTTATCGGAGGCAATGCAGTATTTCCCGGCCACGATGTAGGACTCTGCCGGTGCGACCCAGAATGTGCGCCCGACATTGGCCGGGATGTTGCCCAAGAAAGAACCGTATTTGGTAATCGCTGACATGGTCGCTCCTATGCCGTAGCCGTGTAGAGGACTCCACCGTCACCTGCGCCAACACCACCATCATAGTTGTTGCACAGTTCCGCCTCTCCGGCAGTGAAATTGGCCGCGAGCGTTGTCGTCACGCCGCCGTAGTTGTAACTCATCAGCACGCCACCGGCGATGGTCGCCCCGGTGCCGTCCACTGCCACCGTGATGGTTCCCGCGCCGTCATTGAAGGTATTGCGCCTGATCGTTGCGCGATCTGTCGCTGCGCCGCAGGTAATCACCGCAGCCAAGCTGCCCGTGGTATGCGTGAAGATGCAGTCCTGCACGAGAGAATCTGTGGTCGCGGTCAGGTCGATCATCGCGCCGAACGCCCCATCCGTTATGAAATGGCAGCGTTCGAATACGACGAAGGCGGCCGCTCCTGTCGCATCAAATCCCAGAATAGAGGTGCTGATCGTCTGCGCTGTGACATCAACCGTGCAATCGTGGATGTACAGTCTGCTCGCAGCCGCACTGTAATTCAGCGTGGCAATGGCCGTCTGAGACGCCACACCGACGAACGCAATATTGGCTATCTCGATATCGGCGGCTGTGACGTTGACCGTCTCATCTACCGCAGCAATGTTGAGAGAGGCGCGCTGGCGCAGCATGTTCGGGCCGGTATTGGGCAATCCCATCATCGTCACGCCGGCTACATTCGCCGCGATTGAGGTCGCCGTTCCGGCTGTATTCGCAGCTACGTGTGTCCCAGGAAGAAGCATGATGATGTCGCCTGCGTTTGCAGTACACAAAGCCCAGGCCCTGTTCACGCGACGGAGAGGTCTTTCAGGAGAAAGGCCATCGTTATCATCGGAGGCACGCCAAGCCGTCCCGTTGAGGGTGAAACTATCGCCAGGGGATACCCAGAAGACGCGGCCACAGGTTTGCGGGATGGCTCCCCAGAGGCTTCCGAACTTGGTCAGATAGGCCATTCTTTACTCCTTAGGCACGGTGCGTATCGCCCGCTGCAACTCTCGCGCGCCCCCGAGATTGCGGGTTCGGGCTACATGCCCTCGTGTTTCACGTGGAACGGTCCGCGCTTGCCTTTCTTCGGCGTTCCACCAGAACGGTTCGGCCCGGTCTTTCCCGGCACGCCGGGCCAACTGGCCGTCTTTTCTGGCATCGGCATAGATGGCGCACCGCGCCGCGTGTCCGACTGTGCGCCGCCCGAATGCTTGCCGTTACCTGTCAGGTTACCGTGATACTTGTTTGCCACAGTTCAGTCTCCTTTCGGCGGCCACTGCTTCTTCTTGCGCCGTGCCGCGATATCCTTGTCGCTACCCATCGAGGCGCGGCAAACCGCCCAGGCGTTGCGGGCCTTGCCCTTCGCCTTGACCTTGCTGACGCAGCTTTCCAGTTCCTTTGGCATCAGGTGACTTGCGCCCCGCCGATCCAGCGCCAGTTGACGTAGGTCATGGCCCACCGGCCATATCCGCGCCACTTGGCAACCAGCGTGTCGAAGTCCTCGACCATCGCAAACTCGGCCGGGATGCGGTCGCACCAGAATAGGAACTGGCGGCGCAAGCTGGAATCGCACATGAACCAGTTGTTCACGTCGTTCAGGTAGTTCCACTCGTAGGTCTTGTAGCGCCCCTCGTGGAAGTTGCGGTTGTTGGTTGCGACATCGACCTTGCCCTGTGACTTCACGATCTCGAAAGCCTGCTCGGAGAGGTCAGGTGGATACCACAGTTCGTCCGGCATGACATCGATCTTCTCTGCCTGATCCCCGCGGTAGCCGATCATCTGCAGGCGCATGGCGAATACCGCAGTAGCGGTGAGCGAAGCGGTCGTGAGGTTGTCGAAGCCCGAGGCTGTCGAGGCCCCGGAAGTCGTGGTGTGGCTGTTGGAACACAGCGCGACACCTTCCGAATGGCTGTAGAACAGCGAGTCGATCGCAAAGGCGTTGTTCAGGATGCGCGCCCCGTGCTTCTGCCTCGTGCGGTGCAGGGACTCGGCCATCGACTTTGGCTTCTGGTCCATGATGTGATACTGGTCGTCGTCGTAGAGCTTGCGCGTGACCTGCGTGCCTTTGGTCCATTCGACCGGCGTCATGGTCACATCGTAGCCCTGCGAGATGGACGAATAGGACACGTTGCCGGTAAATTCGTCCCAATCCGTGAGGGTGCCGACTTCTGACCACGTCATGTTGTTGCGGCCGTTGCTCGGAACCATCGTGTAGACCTCGCCCAACATGTCGGGCAAAGGTTTCAACGTCTCGACAAAAATCTTCTGGAATCTCGGATCGAGAAGGTCTCCGAAACTCCCACTGTCCATTGGGGTTGCCATGTGCGTTCTCCTTAATCGCGGTTCAGGTAATGGTCGCGCCGAACAAGCTGTCGGCGAACTGGATCAAGCCGTAGCTTTCGGTCGTCCCGTTGCCAGAACTGTCGTTCAGGATCATCTCGACCGTGATGACAGTCGCGTCCGAGGACAGGGTGGCGGTCGCATCGAGTTCGGTCATGTTCGTGGTGAACTGGGCCAGAATCGAGCGGGTGGGATGGACGTTGGCGTAGAGGAATTGATCCCCGACCGCGGTATCGAAGGGGAACGAAACGATCACCGTCGCCACATTCGCGGCGGTGCTGGTGATCTTCCTGGCACGTCCGGCATTTGCGCCCGTGTAGCCCCAGATCGTACCTTCGTTCAGGTCCGGAGAATTCGGGTCGAATGCAGAAGTCGTGACAGACAGGCCATCGGTCGATGCCGTGGTGACGCTCGCGGCAGACAACGCGGTGCCATCGGTAGCCCCACCGGAAAGGCGGGCACGGTACACGGCAAGCGGGTTGATGATGATGCTGGTCAGTCGCGCGGTATCGGAATTGTCAGTCTGCTGTGCGGTGACATAGGTGCCGGCAGCGTCGATGTTCACGCCGACGTAGTCCACGGCACCAGAAACGGTTGCCAGCACGATACCCGTGCCGTCATCCGCATTCTTCAGGTACGGGCGGCCGATGACCGTGTTGGTCGCAGCCACCTGGTATTTCTTGACGATGGCGGTCGAGCCACCGGATAGATCGTATGCGTATTCCAAGGCGCTCTCCTTTAGCCTCTAAAAAGCTGTCCGTACTCGCAGGCGCGCTGGAACCGCTCCAGCTTCTTCTGCTCGTCATGGGCATCCTTCTCGTTCAGGAACAGCCACGACAGGCCGAACTGCTTGCAGACATCGCAATTTCCCATGACCTTGCGCATCCGTTTATCGGGATGCGCGCGGTAACGGGCCTTTTCAGGGGAGAACTTCCTGGTATGGACTTCGCACAGCACGACCGCCTTGTTCAGCGCGACCATGTCATCCAGGTTTGCGCAACCGCTGGTGTAGCGGCTGGGCCTGAATTCGGTCGCCCTCACATCGGCTTGCTTGACCTGTCTTGGCGTCCACTTGCGCGGAACCAAGATAGTGGTCAATTCATCGCCCCGTACTTGCGCCGAGTCGTCGGGTTGGAGTAAGCCAACTCTTCGTTGACGGCCTTGACATCCTTGTAGATACCGCTGGAAATCAACTTGTCGTAGTGGGCCTTCTCCCGTGAGGAGAGGTTCGCATACGTCAGCTTGACATCGCCTTTCGTGCCGCCTTCACTTGCCCCGCCTCCGCCACCGGTTTCCCGGTGGGATTCGTGGCCGGACTTGGCATTCCGGGCGCGCTCCAGTTTCTCTACAGGACCAAGTACCGAGCGGATTGCCTTCAACTGGGTGTCGAGGCCGTTGGGATCGCCCAGCGTGCCAACGAGGAAGTTGTATTCCTCTTTGATGCGCTCGCGTGTCTCGCTTGCGTCGTCCAGTATTTCCGGCGCGACCGCCTTGTAGCGGCCGATTTCCGCGTCAACGTAGCGTTTACGCTCCGCCGACGTGACGGTTTCAAGTGCTACCCGTTGCGCATCAGCCTTGGCGTCCTCGCGCACCTGATAATCCAGTTGCGCATCGGCTTGCTCCTGGTTGATTTGCCTGGAATCCACCATCGCGGTCAGTTCCGCTCTGGTGTATCGCTTCGGCGCTTCAACCTTGGGTGCGGCCTTGGCCGCTTCCAGCTTCGCTTCCAGGTCGGCTTTCAGAGCATCGTATTTCTCGTTCGCGCTCTTGAGGGCCGCCAGAAACTGCGTTTTCGGGACGAAATCGTCTTTCGACTTGTCCTTGCCTTCTTCCCCACCTTCAGGAGCGCCACTCCCAGTATCTTCAGCCATGTATTGCCGCGCCTCTTTCGCGTTGTCAGTGCCCGTCGTCGGCACGATACGACCGAAGTAAGTGTTAACTTACTAATATAAGTAAGCACTCACAATGCATCATAAAACACGCAATTTTTCTATTTGTCAAGCACATAATTATTTAACTTTCCTCTTCTGGCTGAAATCTCGCAATGATCTTTCCAGCCTCGTCAGCCCCTGCAATCAATGCCTTGGGCAGTTCCATCGACATCGTCCACGCCTCGATCATGGCGTCAGCGATCAGGATGTCGCTTTTCAGCTTGGTCAGCAGGCTCGCCTCCCACACGGACGGATCTCCAAGTTTGCGCTGTGCGTTGGCCTTGGCACGCTCGGCCTGATTGATATAACTTTGGAGATATTGCAGGTACTTGTCCCAGTCTGTGTTGGTGACGAGCCGTTCCATGACCGGGGCCACGGACTGCGCCTGCCGCAGCAGCGGCATCAAACTGGACGTATGTTCACCGGCCCGCTTCGTGATTGTTTCTAGGAATTGATCGCGGTCGAAACTCACGGATTACCCCCGCCTCCCGCGCCAGGCAGGGTCTCGTCGAGCAATTCATTGTTCTGCACCATCGGATTGCCCTGTTGCGGCTGCATCATGGGCGCCTGCCCGCCCTGCCCCTGCTGCTGGTTGAACTGTCCGGCGGCCTGCAGCATGACGGCCTGCGCCTGTTCCTGCGCCATCAACTGCGCTACCTGCTGAAGATAGGCCCGGAACAGCGGGATGAACTCTGTCGGGATGTAGCCGAACTCCTCGGACTCGGCGAATTCCTGCAGCTTCTGGAAGTGTTCCTGCGTGCCTTCCATCGGGGAGCCTCTGGGCATGACGCCTTCCATGACGAACAGGATCGCGTCCTCGGCCGAAATGGGCGGTTCCATCGCACCCGGAATTGGCGGCGAAATGTACTTGTCCGGGTCCTGCCCCATCGACCGGCCCGCGTCCCGCAACAGGCGGTAGATGCCGTCCGGCCGGGAAATGCCCATCTGGATCGCCAGCGGGCTGATATACATCGCCATCAGCTTGTCGAGCGCCTGCTGCAGGGCTTCCTTGGACGTGTTGAGCACGTTGGCCGAGAAAATGAAGCGGAACTTCCCGCGGATGGCGTTTGGCGAGTCCACCACGCGGTACGGGTCGGTGTTCGGATCGACCGGGCCGGCAAGCATGAACCGCTTTTTCTTGGGCAACTTCACCTCGTTCAGCGCATGGAAGTTCTCGAAAATCTGCGCCAGTCCCAGGAAGAACCGCCGTAACACGCGCTCGGGCCGGGCATCGCCCTGCGCCAGCACGGTTTGCATGCCGGAAACCGTTCTCAGGGCAGACGCCTTGCCCTGCGGCACCCGGCCCAGTTGCAGATCGCCGATGTTGGTCAGGCGCTCCTGCGTCTGGGTGATGAGCGTAATCATGTTGAACATGAACGACTGGCTCTGATTGCCGAACGTCGGGAAGCTAACATCGTTCTTCGGGTCGGAGAGCGGATAGAGTTCGCCTGGCGACAGGCTCAGTATTTCCGGGCGCATGCTGCTGGAGGCCCGGTAGAAGCCGAACGGGGCGTTCGCCAGCGTACCGGCATCGCCACCTTGGTCGAAGAACTGCTTCGCCAGGTCATGCAGCCCTTCCATCATTTCCAGGATGCCGATCGCGTAGCGTCGCCCGGCCACCGGGAACAGCCCGGCCTCCGCGAACGGCCTCCGTGGCGGGTCAGACGGGAATACCTGCGACAAGTACACGGCTTTAAGGATGATCTTGTCCTCAAGGATCATCCAGAACACCACGTCCTCGTCCAGCCCATCGCCGTCGATGTCGAAGCAGTCGAAGCACATGAGGCGCGTGAGCGGCTTGTGCGACTCCGCACCGCGGGGAACGTCCTGCCGCTGCTCGACATGGCCCTGCAGCACGTCTTTTTGTTCCTCGCGCTCCTGATTGGACGTGTCCATGTTCTTGATGCCTAGCTTGTCCGCGTCTTCGGAAGAAAGCAGATCGTAGTAACCGGATTTTTGCAGCCGCTTCAACTCGTCCACAGACGGGAAATCGCGCATGATAACGTGCGAAGCCCCGTTCGGATTGCTCGGAGACTGGATTTGAAGGTTTTCGCAGCGGGCCGGATGAAGGATGTCCTGAAGGTCCTTACGGATGCATCTCGGACCGTTGAAAACCTCGACCTCGCGCTCCAGTTCCAGTTCGACCGTTTCGTTCTCGGTCGTGAAGAACGACGCCTTTGCGCGTTTATCGCCATCCGTAATCTTGAAATCCCATGCTTCGCCATTTATCACGCCCTTTGGAAAGAATCCCTGCAGGATCTCCCGGAAATAGCCTTCCGGGGCAGCCTCAGCCGGGATGGCATCGTAGACCTTCACTTCCTTGACGCGCCGCGATTCCTCGATCCACGGCGTGTAGGCCGTGAAGAATCCTTCGTTGACGAAGTCTTCGGCAATCTGCCCGATGATATTTTCGCCCGGCTGTTCTTCGAAGAACTGGAAGTCGAGCAGATGCGTGATGGCTTCCTCCTTCTCCTTGTCGTTTTTCTTCATCGCCTTGGGCAGGATAGGAGGACGTGCCGACATAACCGCGTTGTGCAGCGTGTCCTGCAGACGCATGGAAGCAGTCATCATGTCAGGAATGGCGGAATTCGTGGCATCCTTCCACGGCCAGTTCTTCGGCTCGGTCCACTGCCTGAATTTGGCGTACCGTTGCAGGCGCGCGTCGATCTCCCACTTGCGGTCCTGGTGGTCGCGGTCGTAGAACTCCTTGATGCGCTCAGCAATTTTTGCCTTGTCGATTTTCAGCGACTCTATCCGTTTGCGCGAGCGCTCATCAGCCATATTGTCCACGCTTCCACATTGCGTACAAGTTCATCATCTCGTGCAACTCCGTTTCTTCCGACGAAAGCCGCATGAATCCCTGCCGCCACAGCGGCGACTGGATCACGAAATCGACCGGGCGGGCTACGGGTTCAAGTTCGATGCCTATTTCCAGTTCCTCTTCCTCGCCCCACGAATCGCCCCAAGAAGAAGTGGGCGTTCCCCACGAGAAACCCCATGTGTTCATCAGGTCGGTCCCCATGTATCCCCGGGCGCGCCCGTCCCACTGACCGGCACTTCATTCACCTGTACGACGTTGACATCAATGATTGCGCTTGAAATCGCCACCACCACCTGCGAAGCCAGATCAGATATGTCGGATGCGCTCAACGCCACGGATACCGCTCCGATTCCGCTCTTCAGGTCGCTGTACTGACTCGTAAGTGCTGAGTCGATGTCGGAGAGCATGGACAGGCCAAGCACCGCTGCGCTGTGCGCCTCAGAGGCGTTAGAAGCAGCCAGAATGGCTGCCGAATGGGCGTCCGACAACATCCCGCTCATGGCTGTCAGCATGGAGCGAATATCGCTGATATCCGAAGTGTAGGCGGAGTTGAGTTCCGACAGATTCGACTGGACGAGCAGGGCTCTGGACGCACCGACCACCGCTGCTGAATAGGCATTGGAGACAGCGTCACTCAAGGCGGTCAGCATCGAACGGATGTCGCTGATATCGCTCGGGTACACCGCAGACGTGAAATCGGACAACCGGGACTGCACGAGCAGTATGCGGGAATTAGCTGCTTGCGCGGCACTGGCTGCATCAGAAGCAGCAGATGCACCGACCAAGGCAACCGAATAAAGCTGGCTCGGGGTAGCGCCCATCTTCGAGGTGAAATCAGACCAAATCTTGCTTACAAGATCGGAAGACGTAGCCGCTACTGAGGTAATCCGCGATTGCAGCACCGTCACGCCGCTGGCTGCATCGGAAGCCATTGAGGCTCCGCGCAGAAGCGCGGAATATACTTGGCTAGGAGTTGCGCCGACCTTGGAACCGTAATCAGACCATACCTTGTCGGCGATGGCACTCGCGGTCTGACCTGCCCCGAGTCCTGAGACGATGCCCGAAATGTAAACGGTATCGCCCACTACTTGCGAGAGGATATCGCTAATCCCGGCAAGCATTGAACGGATGTCACTGATGTCGCTTGGATAGATGGCCGACATATAGTCGGAAAGCCGTGACTGCACCAAGATCACGCGCGAATTCGCCTGTTGCGCCGCGCTCGCCGCGTCCGATGCGGCGGAAGTCCCGATCAGGATGACCGAGTACATCTGACTCGGCGTGGCTCCCGTCTTGCTGCCAAAATCGCTCCACACCTTGTCCGCAATCGCCGATGCAGTCTGGCCCGCGCCGAGGCCCGAGACTATTCCGGAAATGTAAACCGTGTCACCGACAACTTGCGAAAGGATGTCGCTGATCCCTGCCAGCATCGAGCGAATGTCCGAGATGTCGCTCGGATAAATCGCTGACATATAGTCCGACAGACGCGATTGCACCAACAAGATTCTGCTCGCGGCGAGCGTCGCGTGGCTCTGTGCTTCGGAAGCGTTGGAGGCACCGAGAATCGCAGCAGAATGCGCGTCCGAAGCAATGGCGCTGATGCTGGAGAGGTAGTTGCTTACAACCGCAAATTGGCTGGTCAGTTCCGAATGGACGTTTGAAACCGCGTCGCTCAGAGCCACAACGCCGGAGAGCGCATCGGACAGCGCGGCGGACAGGTAGGATTCCATGATGCCGCCGTCAATTATCAAAGCCTGATAAGCGGCTCCGGTGGCGGACAAAGAAATGATGTATTGGTCATACCATGCGGCCGAAGCATCGGACAGGTCGGCCTTGACCAAGGCTATCGTGTAGAGGCCAAGCGCACTGGCCCCGGCATGCTGGATGTCGTTAGTGAGTGAGCCGGTGCCCC